CAGTTGCAAACTGTTGACGGTATACAATTATGTATACCGTCTTTTTATGTCTGTAAACAATAGAACGAAAACAATCGTTTTACAATCGTATTTTCATATGCTGATTACTATTAAGAAAACATAAGATATCTATTGTTTTAAAACCATAAGGAATATATTGTATTTTCTTTTGTATATGCGTTTGTATATTCAATAGATGTTCTATTATGTGTATACATGGGTTTATGCATGGGTATGTACATAAGTTTGGTACATGGGTATGAGTCTGTAATACTAGAGAATTTGCGAGTCCTATTGGTGTACACTAATTTTATAATTGTGTTGCACTAATTGCCAACATATGCCCAATTATGCTACACCAATTGTTATTACTATGGGGCAACAATCGTATAACTTAAGTGGATACATACGTATCGACATATGCCAATATATTCATATGTTATCAACAATGGTTATACAATCGTTTTTGCTTATGTATATACTTATGATACCACATATGAGCCTACCTAGATGAGAATACAAACGATAACGAATGAAAGATAATGGGTATTCTATTGCGTTGATTCATTGGCGTGCATTGGCTTGCCCTAGTGTTGTGTACATATGTTTAACTATGAGTGTGTTCCCATAAGACACCCCCTAATACATCGAAAATTTTGAATATCCAAAAGGGGTACATATGTTCTGCTGGGGGCGGTTATATCACATCAAACTCTCGCTGCATACTACAGATTAAAGCATATGCATATACACCAGACTAATACAATGGTATATACTATGGGTTTCTACATAACACCAACAAACATAAGAAACAACTATGGTTTTCTACATGAGAACCACAGTACATATGTATCATGCAATCGCAAATACTATGGATAATACAATCGTTTAATACGATTTATAACATATAGAAAATCATATAAGAAAAACTATGGATTATCCAATCGAGGTATGCTATGGTAAAAACAATCGTCTAAAAATTTTGTAGAAAATTTTACAGATTTATATGAAATGACTTATGAGTTCTATATGACAAACCATAGTATAGTGCTATGGAGAATACAATCGTTTTATAATATATAGATGTAATCATAAGATGGTGATATGTTTAAAACATCTGGCTAGATGTATGCTCTCCTAGTATGGTAAAAACTTATTTAACAATGTTAATCATCATCATAGAATGATGATTGCCTATTCTTAGTCAGAATAATATGCTGGCATCGTCCTAGTGATAAAATATTTATGATACACCATACTAATGAGCCGAATACTAGAGGGGCGTTCCCATGCTCGCCATACTATAGAAATGACATAAGTTGCCCTGTGGCTGCACTTTATGGGTAGATTCCAAAGACACAAAAACCCCTGCTATCAACACATGTAACCGATAATGGTTATTCATATGTGAGGATAAACAGGGGTTTTGGTATGGGGTAGACAAGGGTTAAATTTTCTTATTACCTAGTACTAAGTTTAAAAACTTCATCAAACTTTCATCTTTTAAACAAATACAGTATTTATGTGGGTTCATCTGTCTTTTTTATGCTAATGGATAATCATTATTACTTCCGATAATTGAAATTTTCAAAAAAAAGTGTTACAAAATTTCAATGTTTGACACTATAAGTAGAAGAACTTAAGTTTTTAAGATAGAGGTTTTAAATCGAGGGATTTATAATCAGGTGTTTAGGCTGATAGTCTAAAACAGTTTGTCTAAAGCATTGTGCTCCAAACCTTAGTCACTGACTAAGTAACACTCCGTAGGAGTATTGCGAAGCAATCTAAAGAAGCATGCTCTTTAGAATACATAAGTATAAAACCTATAGGATTCCTTGACAGGAATAAACACTCCGTGTTTGCTCTATAGTCAGATTATGATTAAAGACTCCTTCTTGAGCCACAAGCATGAGACCAAGCCTGATAGACATAAGAAACACAAAAAGGGGCATACATAAGTATATACCATTAAGATATATCCTCTGTATGCCCCTTTTAATGACATTCTTATGTATTAATACTCAGGGAACTCTTTAATGAACTTACAGCCTAAATAAATGAACGTAAACACAAGAACCCACGAGAACAATGAGTATTCTACTTGGGTCGTACCGCTAAAGACATTATCAAAAACAGCTCCACCAAATGCAATGGCAACAACAATATATAAAATACCGACTGTACGTGGGGATGTCAACCATCCGACCACCAGTGCAATGGCTAGTGAGACGCCAACAATTAAACACCATAATAGAACTAATGCAATCATAAGTAACCTCCTATAAGGACATAATAGAATAAACTTTAGTATTTAATTCCTCAGTTGTAATGCCAATATAACGCATTGTGATGGCTTCTGAGGAATGATTAAAGACTTGCATAAGGTATGCAATTGGAACACCCTTGCGATACGCATGATACCCAAATGTTTTTCGCATAGAGTGAGTACCAATGTTATCAAGACCGCACTTAATGGATGCAGCTTTGATTTTTCTCCATGCTTGGACGGTGGAGATATGGCTATCACCAGAACGACTTGGAAATAACCAATGCTTACACTTTTGAGCGTATTCACACAACATATTATATACTGACTTAGACAATGTAAACCGTTTGAATTTGCCTGTCTTTTGTTCGTATAACTCCATCTCAGGCTTTACGTCATCTACTGTTAGACCGACTAAATCACTGATGCGGAGACCAGAGTTTATTCCCAAAGTGAATAACATGCGGTCTCTCTCGTTACCGAGTGCTGTACGCATTTCATTTACTTTGGATAAGTCTCTGATTGGTTCTGTTGTATTAGCCATGATATATTTCCTCCTGTGTATTATTTCTTTTGTTAAGTATATGATACACTAGGGTCTTGTTTTTGTCAACAATTATTTTAAAATATTTCAGGAGATAAACATATATGCAAGAAGTCGCATTAAAACGTAAAAAGGGGTATGAGAATCGCATTGATTTCTTTGGACTTGGCGATGACGTTACCGAAGCAAGAAATGCTGGTAAATCGTATATGTTGATTGCACGAGAACTCAATAAGAAACATAAAAAGGAACTACAGTCAATATTAATTACTCCGAAAATGGTTGGCGATTGGTGTCGCACTAATTTAATACAAGAGCAGTCACCAACGCAAGAAACAGAGGTTATTAATACATACAATGAACAAAAAGGTCTCCTTGAGTTGGTTGAGACACAACTTGAGATGATTCAATTGTTTATCGATGATTTACAATGTCAAGACATCCAAGGCTCTGTACCGTCTGACCTTTTGTATGACCGTATGAAGAACCTTATGTTAGACCAAGAGAAATACATTGGGCGTAAACAGTCTATTCTAAAAGACATGCAAAATATCGCCGAAAAGATATATACTTTTCAAGCAATGAACGCTATTATACTAGAAATAATGCGTATGGTCGAACAAGAAGACCCTGTTTTAGCCGAAAAAATCAAGAATAATATGAAAGAAAACAAGATTTTATTGGCGAATTATGCTAAAATTCAACAAAATTCATAAAAATTCTGTTAAATAGTGTTACAAAATCAAAATGTTTTATACTATATATAGAGAGCAATTTCTACAGGAGGTGTGTTCATGGCTGAAAACATTTTAGACTCGCTCTTAGGTGCATCCATGGCGAACACAGAGTCCACTGGTAACACACCTACTGACAAAGATATTAGTGCTACTAATTTAGAACATTTTGCAAAGACATATTTCCCTCATATATTTTCAACACCGTTTTGTGAGTTTCACCATTCGATGTTCAAAGATGCAGAGAATATGATTTTACACTTTGACAATCTACACAATAAATTCGTTAGAGCTGCACCACGAGGTCACGGCAAAAGTCGTATCATCTCCGTTGTGTTTCCGATTTGGCTGATTGTGTATGGATATCGCAAGAACATTCTGATTATATCAGATACCTTTGAACAAGCCAAAGAATTCATTCAAACGATAAAAGATGAACTAGAAGATAATGAATGTCTGAAAAAGGACTTTGGTCTTTTAAAGGGTGATAAAACTTGGGCGTCCGACAAGATTGTAACAAAGAATAAAATACAAGTGTTTGCAAAGTCAAGTGGTCAGTCGCTCCGTGGCTCAAGCTACAATAATATTCGACCAGAAGTTGTAATATTAGATGACCTTGAAAATGACGAAGCGGTTGAAACTGAAAACCAACGCAAGAAGTTGTACGATTGGTTTATGAAGGTATTAATGCCAATCGGTAACCCAAGAACTGTATTCTTGTATGTTGGTTCTGTTCTTCATTACGAAGCATTGTTATATAAAGTATTAACGGAACCGAAGTTTAACAACTGGAACCGTGCTATTTATAAAGCTGTATATTCCTTTTCAGAGAACCCAAGGTGGGCGGTATGGGAAGAAATATTCAACGACTTGTCTGACCCAGATGCTGCACAAAACGCAGCCGATTATTTTAACGACCATCGAGAAGAAATGATGGAAGGCGTTGAGATAATGTGGGAGGGTCGTAATTTTGGTTTGTTCGAATCCCTCGATTGTTCATACGAAGAAAAAATGAGAATGTCTCGTGATAACTGGTATCAAGAGCTCATGATTTTGCGTATGCAAGATGACGAGGCTTTCAACTCGGAATATCAAAACAATCCGATGACCGAAGAAAGTCGTATTATTAAAGACTCATGGATTAAAGCTAATTATTATGACGACACGCAACTACCTAAGATGAAACAAATTTATGCGGCTGTCGATGTGTCCATGGGTAAATCACGTACGTCTGACTACTCGGCAATACTTGTGGTTGGTCGTGGCGTAGATAACTATTTTTATGTACTCGAAGCGGATGTTGAAAGACGTTCGCCAGATATAATCATTAATGATATACTGTTGTATTTAGACAAGTATAATGGACGACTTGATGGATTTATCGTTGAAGAAAACGTATTCCAAGAGTTCTTCTCTAAGACATTACAACAGACTGCTCTTGATATGGGTTTGTATGTCAACTGGGTGTCTGTTCGGTCGACTGCGAGCGACAACAAAGGAACACGGATACGCTCGCTTGCTCCGAAGATTAAACAAGGGTATATCAAATTTAACAAGAATCATCGTGTGCTTGAAAGCCAACTTAAGAACTTTCCGAAAGACCATGACGATGCACCTGACTGTTTGGAACGATGCATTTCAAAATTCATGGAAAACTCTTCGACAATCAACGTTGGTGCAATGGGTACACTTAGGAAGAAACGTATGGACACATTATCATTCATGAAAGGTTGGAAACGATGAGTTTAAAACAAAAGATATTCGCATGGATGAGTGCCCTCGTGACACGAGATACGGTTGCAAACATAAGTCAGACATGGTTTGGGCGTTGGGGTCGCACCTCTCGTAGAAACACAGAGATGAAACTTAGTGTTGATGCTCTACGGAATATGGCGAGGACACCGATTGCTCGGTCAGCCATCAATCAGATTAGAGAGGGCGTTCTCGCACTCCCATGGGAGGTTGTATCCGTTGATGGCAATGAAAACAAAAAAGCTATTCGACTTGTTAAAAACATTATCAACCAACCTAACCCAGTCGATGACTACTATGACTTTATGGGGAAATTATTCGAAGATTTAATCGTTTTAGATATTGCCTTTTTCGAACAAAAAATTGTCAAACGAGACAGACCTTTGTATTTATTCCCTATTGATGCTCAAACGATTGAAGTCGCAACGAATTGGACAGGCGATTTAAACCAACCACGATACTTGCAAAAAGTCAATGGCTTACAAGAGTGGTACAAATGTGACAAAATCGCAATGTTACAACGAACGAAGTTGACATATGATGAGTTCGGTTATTCACCATTAGAGCAAGCATATAGACATATCATGTACTTGCAAGAGGTACAAGCATATGCAAATGACATATCTTCTAATGCCATGCCGAAGTACTTAATCAACCTTGGTGATAAGGCATCTCAAGAAGAAATCGAAAAAGTTCGAGTATATATTGAGAATGAAATCCAAGGTCAATCTGCTGTTGCAATCGTTGGCACTACTACATTGGATGCAAAACAAGTATCTCCAATTGGTGACGAGTCAGCATCATTAAATTGGCAAAAGCTATTGTTGCAAATTATTGCTACATGCTTTAATATTCCACCAGAACGACTTGGGGTTGCCATCTCAAATGACCGTTCGACATCATCCGAAAAGGATAATGAAATGTTGGAATACACAATTAAACCATGGGCGAAGATATTCGAACGTGCTTTTAATAAGTATGTAATCGATAGACTTGGCTATAGTGGCAAAATTGAGTTCCGTTTTGTGTTTACACCAACAAAAGCACAACAAGCGGATGCGGTTGAACGTGTTCGCAAGTTGGTTGACGGAAATATTATCACAATTAACGAAGCAAGACAAGAACTAAATGGTGTTCTTGGGATTGGTCTTTCCGATATTCCATCAGGAGACAAACTCTTGAGTGAATATAATACATCCCTGCGTGGTGATGAAGATACCACCCCTTTAGAGCCAACAGGGAAATCTACGGAGAAAGGAGAGAAAACAGATGAATAAGCATAAAGTTTCCTTACAAGCTAGTGCAATTAGCGTTGTTTTAGATAATTCACATCCCAATGCAATGCGATTTACTGGCACATGTATGTTCTTGAATACTCCATCTGACTACACACCTGGTGGTATTAACAAACCTGTGTTATTGACATCGGAAGAAGCAGAAAAAAGTGCATCAACAATGAACCTCATGGGTATCAACTGTGATTATGAAACATGGATGTTCCCTGATGAAGTAATGATGGCTCACGACCGTCGCAATAAGATTGGCGTTGTTGAAAAATGCTGGGTTGATGGTGATGAGTTAAAATTCACAGGCATTATGTATAAGAACGATTTCCCAGATATTGCCGAATTCATTAAGAAAACAGTAGACTCCCTTGGGTTCTCCGTGGAAGCAATGTTCAATATTAATGAACATGACGACTACATTGAAGCAAAAGACGTTGAATTTACTGGGGTTGCAATCTTGTTTAAAGACGCAGCCGCATATCAAAATACGTATATCGCAGAAATTGCCGCTAAGGCGAAAGGAAAACAACTAATGGAAAAACAAGAAATTCAAAACCTTATTGAAGAAACAATTAAGGCTCAATTAGAAGCTAATGCTAAGGCTGAACAAGAAAAAGCAGAAGCAAAAGAATTGGCAGATGCAAAAGCAGAAGTTGAACGCTTGACTGCTGAATGTTCCGCTAAGGATGAAACAATCGCTGAAAAAGATGCGAAAATCGCAGAACTTGAAAAAGCGGTTGAAACAAAAGATGCTGAAATCGAAGCTGGCAAACAAGAAACTGTGGTTTCCGATGTTGCTAATTTAGAAACAAAGGCAAAAATGGATGCAGGCAAAAAAGTTGAAACACCTAAATCTTTTGCTGATGTTGTTCGTAACGCAATGAAATAATCAGTCAGTATCTATTAATCAATCATTAATTACAGGAGACATAAACTAATGGCAGTAACAAAAACAGCTTTTATGAGTGCAGCCGCTGTTGCGGACTATAATCAATCTCACTACTTGGAATTACCAAAGTTCCAATCTGAAATTCTTGACTTGTTAAATCGTCAAGTAACAATTCGTGACCGTATCAAATCCGTAATGGCAACAGGTCATCCATCTCGTTACTTCGAACAAACAAAACTTGCTCACAACGCTAAGTTCGTAAACGCACGTACTGGCGACTCTGGTAAGTTCGGTGGTGTAACTGATGAAGATTACGGTCGTGTAGAACGTGCGTTGTTCATTAAAGCGATTACAAGCGGTATTAAATACTCCTTGTTTGACCAAGATGTTGTAAAACAACAAGGTGATGCATTGGCTGAACAACTTTTGAACAAAGATATGGCAGATATGCTTGTTGATGTGTACAAAACTTCTAACAAAGCAATTTGGACTGGTGCAGCAACTAAAGTTGATGACTCTACATCTCTTGAATACTGTGGCTTGGCTACACAAATTACTGATGCAGTATCTGTGGCTAACCCTTACAGCTTTGCAACAGGTACAGGCGAATTCGTAACTGATGCAATCCGTACTAAAATGGCTCAAAACTTGGCTAGCACTGATTTCATTGGTCGTCCAACTGCAATCTACGCAAACCCAATGACTATTGATTACATCAGCCGTTCTGAATTAAAACGCCCTGGTGTTGCATTGAACCAAGACGCACAACAAGTTGACTTGGGTAATGGCTTCATTGTAAATACAATCCGTACACAAGCAGGTTTCTTACCATTGATTCCTGATAACTACATTCCATTCGATGCTGGTACTAAGAAACATACATTATATGTTGTAAACGAAGACTTAATCGAACGTCACTGGATTGGTGATTCCGAAGCTCGTGTTTACAAAATGGGTCTTAACCAAGGCTTGTTAGATGAATACGTTGCAGTATTGTTCGATGCTGTTGTTGCAAAAGGCACTTCTGCTGGTGCTCACTTCAAAGTTGAATTCACAGAAGCCTAATTCAAACGATTAATCAAAGGGGTGTCTTTTGACACCCCAATGTCTTAACCGAATGGAGAAACACATGCTAGTAACTTTAAAGAATACGGATGCGAAACGCATTTATCTCTGTGGTCGAATCATTGATTCTGAAAACGGTCGTTTTGAGGTCACAGAAGAAGAATATGCGTTAAACGAATCCATTTTAGAGCCTGTGGATAAAAAAGCAGGCAAAGTGGTAAAACCACTTGAAAAAACCGAAGAAGATGTAAAAGACGAAAAACCGTCCAAATAGGAGTCAACTATGTCGATGTATTTAGAACCATTTGAGATGGAAGAATATGGTGCAATAATCCCATTTGATGAAACTCATGTTAAATTCGCATCGACAATGATTGATGCCTACATTGGAACAAACAATGGGAAATCCAAATTTGCATCCAATACAACAACCGAAGTAATCAAACCAACACGCAAAGGCTTATTGATACTAAAGAATGACCCTGTGATAGACATTGTTTCTATACAAGGGGTCACAACTAGAGATGTACATGAAGACGGAGTTGAAATTGAACCATATTTATATGACTTCGATGGCAGTAAATATGTGTATCTAAACGACAATTCCGCCAATATGACATACTCTAAGATATTCTTACGAAACGCAAGATATTATAAAGTCACATACAAATACGGATTCGATGAAATCCCAGAAGAAGTTAAAACGGCATGTGCTATGCTTGCGATGAATATCTCTCAAGTATCAACATTTACTGCATTGGATTCTATGACTACTTTGGATGCTAGATTTTCCCTTGCTGACCCTAATCTGTTTACCAATGAGATTAAGTCTCTACTGTCTCGCTATAGATTCTAAACGGAGGTATATATGAATCCAAAATATACACCAAAGTTTGACTGTACACGTATGTTCGCATCGTGGCGTGAGACAATAACCTGTGAAGACAAGAAACCAGAATATGTACTATTTACTCGTATCGGTCGTGGTACAAAGCGTTTTCTTGTGAATAACGTCAGATGGGGAAGTCTAATGTCAGATTCTTCACTTGAAAGTGGAGACATCTGTCAGCGGTCAAACGGAGATACGCTGTTTTTGGTCGCTAAAACAAACTCGTTCAACGGTGATAAGGGCGAGTTTTATACAACAAATACCACAGTAAATCTTTATAAAGTTTCAAATCAATTGGATGAATACGGCAATACCGCTGGTACATCCGTTGAGAAGACTGCGGAAAACATTAAGTGTGTATACGAAGATGTATCCGCAAAAATGCATTTGTTTGACTATGGTTTGCTACCAACTACAACCAAGCGTTTTATCCTGCCTAAAGATACTAAAGTAGCACTACTTGATAGAATCGAAAGCAATGGACAGTTGTTACAAATTGATGTAATTAACAAGTTCGACTTCGCTCCGTTCTTGTATGTGCAATGCTCACCAGATGAGCGTGGATAGCCATGGAAACGATACAAGATGTTGTCTCGAAGGTTGTCAAAGACCATTTAGATGTCCTTATGGAGCGTATCCGACAACAATGGAACGCTACTGACAAGGGTATCTATACACGTCACGAGGTAACCCTCCGCAGATATACACCAAGCAAAAACATGGTTAGACTTGGGTTAGACTTTCAGGGTCTTGGTGCATTTATCCTTGAGTATGGCTCAGGGTCACTTATGGTGACCAATACGAGTGCAGAAATTGGTGAAATGGGAAACCCTTCGTTACCTGAGTACATTGGTTCGACTTGGTACAATGATGCTAGAGCGGCAAACGGTAATGCAATCATGGGTCGTAAAAAAGGTGATGTTCTACATTCACCAACTGAGGGTGTCGAAGATAAGAAATCCTCTGGTAAATTATATGGCAAAAATCTTGAACAACCCATTAAAAACTCAAAGTTACAACCATTAGAACCTCAAGAGCCACTACATATCGTGGAAACTGAGGTCTTTTATTGGTGTATAGAACTTGAGGATGCCATTAACGATGCTATAGCTGAGTGGTTAGACGACCAAATATCGAGCTGTTTCAAAGGAGCAAACGCATGAAGTATACGGTACAACTATTGGACGAACTATGGGATATATTCCGCAAGGATGAAGCCATGGCAAGACTTCTCAAGGTATCAGACCCCAGTAATCTCGCTGAGTGGAATACAAAGATGAGACGTGGGTTGGCTGGTGCTGATTTAGTTGATGAAAAACAAGAGATTTACTTTGTTATGTCATTTATACCATCTGTTGGGGAAACCAAGAATTGGATGGTAAACAAGAATTTACTTGAGTTCCGCATCATTGGTCGGAGCAATAATCGTAAACTCGTGAATGACTTGTATATTCACTTGAATAAATTTTTAAAAGAACATTATGAAGATATGTCGGTATATGCTGAGGGTTCATTCTCTACTGGTACTGCTGGCTTAATCGGCTATATGTTTAGAGTTAGACCTTTTACTTGGTCTTAATATTTACAGGAGAAATACTTAATGGCTACACAAACAGGCAAAAACTTTGTATTGAATGGTGTTGGTGAAGCATGGGCAAAACGTGTCGTAAACGGCAAAGTTGAAGCATACAAACTTGGCACTCTTCAAACAATGAAATTATCTTTCAGTTCTTCTGATGAAAAAGTGTATGGTTCTGATGCACTTCCACCAATCTATATCTTAAATAAAGAATCTTCTGTTTCTGCATCTTTCACAGAAGCACGATTCAATCTTGATTACTTGGGTGTAACATCTGGTGCTGAAATTGACAACAAAGGTACTTTAATCTTTAGCGTTGAACCTACGTTGATTGCTACTGGTACTGCTTTCCAAGTTCCTGATGTAAATAATGTTGTACCAGAGGACACTATTGTTGTTCTTGCAGATGATGTTCAAATGGAAAACAACCGAGAAACTTTGGTTTATGTCAAGACATCTCCATCCGCAGGTCAATTCACTATTGATACAAGCGGTGCGATTACATTGGGTGCATCTGTAACAAACAAATATATTGAAGTCTCTGGTTTGCGTACTGATACAACTTCTCGCCGTGCAACAATGAAGGCAACAAGCGTGCCACAATTCGTTGAAATTCGTCACGTTTCTAACCCTGTTGATATGGGTGATGGTAAAAAAGTTGTTCTCCATACACATATCTTCCGTGCTCGTGCGACAGGTAAAATGGATATCGACCATGAACGTCAAAAAGCATCTGCTCCTCAATTGGAGTTTGAAGTAATGTATGACACAACTCGTACAGACGGTAAAATCTTGGAGATTACTCAAGAAATTAAATAATGAATGTGGGGCATCTTCGG